CTACGGCTTGAGCCTGTTGCAGTGACGGGTGGTTCTCGATAGCCTTAGCTACAGCGGCGGCCGGATCAGCAAAGAAGTCAACTTCCTCTGCTGGAGCTTCCGGTGCAGATGACTGCTGGGAACTGATGGAGGACTGCACGTACTCGTCGAAGTGACGACGCAACTCTCCTACTTCCTGTGATTGCTGTCCCAAACGCTTCTCAAGCTCTTGGTGCATCCGTGCAATCTCAGCGGTCGATTTGCCTTGGTACTTCTCTGGGAGATCGTCTGCGACTTCGGGCTCTTCGGCTACTTCGGGTGCTTCCTCGGCAGGGGCGTCGGCTTCAGCCTCAGCTTCCTCTGACAGGTTAGCATACTCCTCAATCGCCTCGGGCTCGTCTGTCACGACGGTTGCCTCTCGGGTTACGTACTCTTCAGCGTCTACAATCTTAGCCATAATGAACTCCTTTATCCCACAAGGGAGGAATGTGAATGTTAAGGACGGTCGCTTGGCTTAGCGGTTGTCGTCCTACTTAGCCCTGTGGTCTCGCTCCCACTTCATGGCGGCACCGGGGAAGTCCCCTGTTACGCCCTCAAGCGTGCATCTCACTGGACTTATGATTCGCTTGGCTTCCCCTCCGCACGATCCGCACCGGAAGGTATCGTCGAGGTTACCAAACTCCTCATGTACTTCGCCGCAGTCGCGGCATCGGACGTCAATGATCTTACGCATCGTCGTCCTCCTGTTGAGCTTCTGCGGCCAGCAGGGCGTTCTCGTAGCCCGCTAGTTGACGCAGTGTAAGTAGTCTGCCCCGCATCTGCCAGAACTCCTCGGTGGTGTTGCAGGAGTCTAGAGTGCAGGAGTTAATCGCTTCGTCGAGTTCCTCTTGGAAAGTCTTCCATCCGTTTGTCAGGAACATCGCACGGGCATTCTCGAAGTAGGGATCAGTCATTCTTCACTGTCCTCTTCTTGCTTTCAAGGGACGCCAGACGCTTCTCTAGGTCTGTTGTCTTGTCCATCAGCAACTGAAGGTACTTCGTGGTTGACGCTACTAGCTCGTCGAACTTATCTTGTGTAACTGGGGTGTGCATGGTTGTCTCCTTGAGGCCATGTAAGGGGGATACGCCCAGACATGCGACGTATAACCCCCATTATAGCACAGAATCAGGGAGATGTCAAGTTACTTAGACGACTTGTTTCCTTTACACTTCCACCGCTTACGCGACAGATTGTTCGGTGTATTGGGGTCATTCTGCTTGGACTTAGGCAAACGCTTCTTGATGCCGTTCGAGCGGGCGCAGTAGCTGTCACCCTTGCTTGTCCCCGGCTTGACCTTAGCGCCCTTCTGGCCGTAGCTGACCTTCTTGCCGCTGGCAGTCTTCTTAACGCGTGCCTTGCCCTTAGCTGGCCCCTTCTTAGTAGGCATTACTTCTTCTTCCTCTTCTTAGCAGTCTTGGCGGCGTTCTTGAAGTCTTGCGCTGTGGGGGCACCCTTGGCTCCCGGTTTGCGCATCTTCTTTCCTGCCTTACGCTTTGCATTGATGTTGGCGTAGAGCCCTTTCTTAGCCGGCATTACTTGTATCCTCCCTTACCGCAGTTGCACTTCTTGCCCTTGCATCCACATGTCTTACACATCGATCTTCTCCTTACATATAGCCTTATAGATAACAGCGTTACTGACAGGGCGTCCCATGACACCGTCCGCCACTTCCCAGCACCGCTGTCCGTTTGTGTAAGTACGACCCTCTAGCGCCACGTACTCACCAGTAGCAGTGTGCAGGAGGAGCCAGAGGGTCCAAGTCATCATGTCAAGTTACGGGGGAACTTAACGAAGAACGATTCAAACAGCGGGTTGAACGCGTCCTTGGTGGCCTGATCTACCGCCGAGTTGTTGAACCGGTAGTACGCGATGTTCAGCGAACCGGCCGACAGAGCGTGAGACGTAGGCTCCAGAGCCGTGAACAGTGCCTCGGCTGAGGCGAGGTCCAGTGAGGCCTGTGCCCTTATGAACTCCGCTCGGAGCGCCTGCGCTACTTCCTGCTCCTTGGCAACGAACTCGCTAGTAGTAGCTCCGCCGTTGAATAGCTCCGACTGTACTGCCAGACGGGCCTCCTCAACAGTCAGCTCATGTACCTCAGCGCCTGTGGGGATCTCTCCCTCAGCAGGAACCTTGTAGAAGTACCAGTCGCCAGACGTCTTGTTGCCGCTGGTGAACAAGTCGGGTGAGGTAGCCGGAACTGATCCAGCCGCTACCTGTACGCCGTCCTTAACTGCGGATACGTTCCGCACTACGAAGTATCTCTTACTCATTATGTACGCTCCACGAAGTCATCAGATGTGCCGTTGACAAGGCTACCAGTTACGTTGCTCTTCTCGCCCACTACGTTGGGGAATACTCCCTCGCCTAAGTGTACGAAGTCTCGCGCCGAGCTGTAGTAGCTGTGGGTTGTTACGTCACCGCCTGCGAACCACTCCGCCACTTGCGCGTCAGAGAGTACGTCGTTGGTGAACAGCAGGTTGTCGATGCCACCCTCGAAGTCTACGACTGGGCCTTGGGCGAAGTTGATGCCGCCTCGGCCGAAGTCGATGCTGTCGTTGGTGTGGAGGCTGGGGTAGTTGCTGTTGATGGATACGTGCGCTCTCCGTACTCCGTCGAGGAAGTAGGAGATGTAGTTACCGTCACAGCGCCACAGCACCTTAGAGCCCGCTGACGGGGCGTACCAAGTGTTGGCCTGTCCTGCTGAGTAGTAGCCAGCCGCCGCGTAGAAGCCCCAGTTAGTGCCTCCACGTCGCAGGGTCAGGGCGTTGTTACCCGACCGGAAGAACGGCATGAACTTAGCGTCCGTAGTGTTGCTAGGCATCTCGACGATCTCGCACGCCACGGTCCAAGAGGCCGTGTAGTCCAAGATAGAGCCAGTGCCTGACAGGCTGATGTAGTCGTTTACGCCATCCATGCGGATGAACGCCTCGTCCAGCGTAGCCGGAGCGTCACTAGCCGTAGGAGCGGACAGCTCGAACTGTACATCAGAACTGTTCAGCTCGTAGCCCAGAGAGCTTACGACGAACTCGTAGTGGCCTGCGGGGTAGCTGGAGCTAGTGCTTAGGTTAGCAAACAGAACCTCTTCGCTAGCCGCTTGCGTGCCGTTAGAAGAGAAGGCATCCAGCGTACACTCAACGCGGGGTAGCGTCGGGAAGTCGCCTGTGTCTACGCCCCAGTGCAGGAACACTGTCTGGCCGATGTAGGCCGTCAGGTCCATGTAGGGATCTGCGGGTGCGTATACGAGACGAGACTTGTACCAGCTAGCCGCATCACCTGTACCCGTAGGCTTGGTGTATACGATGAAGTAGGGCGAGCCGCCGGCGCGTACATCAACCACAGCGTACTGAGCCGTGAAGTTAGACAGCGTCATGGTGACCGCAGGGTTGCTGTTAGAGGCGTAGTACCAGTTGATCTTATCGGTAAGGTCTGCGCTGTTCTTGTAGTACCAGCCTGACGTGGTGTTCGTGGGGTCGGGTACACCAGCCGTGCCGTCTGCGTAGACTGCCACGTTGGTGCTCAGGATGGTGCTAACGCCCCCGTCGAAGGAGCCGTCGATTAGGTTCTGGAGTACGGACTGGCTAGCGCCGATGGCGAGCCAAGTGCCGCCGCTCTCGTTCCAAGCGTAGAGCTGTTGCTCATCTACGACTACGGCCAAGTCTCTGGTCTTAGGATCGGCGATAGACGACAGCTCCGACGCAGAGTTAACGATAGCCCGTACGGCTCCTGTGTCTTGTAGTTCACCGAGCGCGTCACGGACTTCTTGGTTCATGTATCCGTAGTAGCCACGCTCGTATGTAGACAGATCAAGTGTCATTCAGTGGGTTCCTGTGGTGGTGGAGTGTTCGCAGACAACTGACGAACCAGCTCGGCTTCCGCCTTCGCCTTCGCCATCTCCATGCCCTGACGCTCCTTAGATTCTAGCTCTCGTTCCTTGAGAAGCAGTTCACTTAACTTTATTCTCTTCTCGAAGTCACCGTCAACAGCACCGTCGTTGTTCTGATCGGAGTACTTGAGCGTGACTTCCTGTGGAGCAAGTTGAGCCTCGACGTTATACTTAGTTGCTCTGCTCTGGCTCTCTGCGGCCTGTGCATTAAGGAGCGACACCTGTCCCTGAGTGATCGCCATCTGCATCTGCTGGGCCTGCTGTGCCGCCTGTTGTGCGGCTGGGTCTGGCTGATTGCCTGCTTCGATAGCGGCAATAAGCTCCTCGCGGTTCGTGACGTTGAGGTGGTCGATGATGCCCTTCACAATCGCGCCGTGTGCTGGGGACTCGGGCGGGACGACTTGAAGGATCTGCGACAACTGGCTCACCTCGTACTCGCGGGCCATAGCGCCCAGTGAGCTGAAGGGGATGAAGTTGTAATCACCGATGGGGTATTCTTCGGGGTTGAACTGCATGTACCGGAACGCCGCCTTGCGGACGAACGGGATCAGGAAGTTCTCTTGGAAGTTAACTAGGGTACGCTTCTGGCGCTTGACGATCCCGCCTTGGGACATAGACATCCCCGCCGCAGTGACGTCATTCTGGACTTGAGGCATAGAACCGTCAGAGGCACCAGTAGCCTGAGACACCATCTGCTGAAGGGCCGCGCCCTGCTGGAAGGTGACGGCGTTCAGTTGACCAAAGTTGAACGGCATAATGCTCTCTTGCGGAGCGCCGTTGGTCAAGAGCATACGACCCGGACGTACTTCCAGCTTGTGACCACGCGGGATACGCGTAGCGTCCACAGCCATCATTGGGTGGGTCGTAAGAGCGAGCGCGTCGATGCGTGCTCGGAGTTCTGCGTCGAGAGCCTTCTGAGACATGTAGCCTTTCTCACAGACACCTCGACCCCAGAATATGTTAGGCACCACGTCCCACTGGAACGCGACTACCGGCCGGTCTTGGCACATGTAGGGGTTGGGTATAGCTTTCAGTATCGTGTCTTCGTTAGCGATGACGACAATGGCTTCCACAAGACTTCCGGGCTCGTCGATGTCGTCTTCGTCCACTCCTTCCGCAATGAGGTACTCGCGGGGTACTTTGCCGTAGTACTTGGTGAGGCGTACACGGCCCTTGGGTCGGCTGTCCACGTCCGCGTCAAACTCGATCTCTTCATCTGATGCGGCCTCTCCTACGTACTCGTCGTCTCTGTATACGCCCTGCTCTTGCAACTCCTCGACGATGTGCCGACCGACATACTCGTCAATCGCCACACCCATAGCCGTGTCCACAGAAGACGCGGTAGGGTCGATCAGGAAGTTCTTGGGCTGTACAGGGTTCAGCTTCACCAGCGGGCGGTAGGTCTCGTTAACGCCTACGGCCTGCATAGCTCCGTCCATCATGGGCTGAGTAGCAGGCTTGTACACCTTCTGCTCTTCGATAGTGATCTCTGCGATCCCTGTGCCGTAGACGGCGGCGTTGATTAACACTTCTGCCACTGAACTCCGAACGCGGGCGTGGTGGAAGTCTTCGTGTAGCTTCTTACGCAGGAACACCATGTCGCCAGTCTGCTGGTCGGCCACGTCGTCGCGTACGTCAAAGATCTTGCCACGACCGAACGTAGCCTCTTCAACTTCTGCTACGTTAGACTCGACGGCCTGTGCCAGCGCAGGGGCGATGAGCTTAGACCGCTCGGACTCCCGGTCGCTGTCGTCAGCAGACCACTGGTTACGGAAGAGTCTGTAGTACTCCTCGAACTTCTGGCTGTAGTTGCTCTCGAAGTGGTCGCGCCAGTCTTGGCACTTGCCCGTCACCCAGTCGGCCAGTGCTCCGTCATAGGAGACTTCGCCATCAAACTCATGCTCGAATATCTTGTCGTCCATTAGTATCCCGCTATGCTGTCGATGGGCTCGTAATCATCTTCCATGTCTAGGTCGGAAGCGTACGGCACAAGCGCCATCTGGTCAATGTAAGCCAATGCGTCGAGTAAGTCGTCATGCACTAGCTGTGAAGGGAATGCCGAGGCTTCGTCTACGAAGGTTAGGTTCCAGTCGCCTTTCTTGAGCTTGATCTTGCTATGCTCAAACCTGCCTTGCAGTGCCCACAGTATTCTATCCTGCTTCTTCTGGTTGCCGTGGCTCAACAGCTCGATACGGAACACTCGGTGCGTGCGGCGCATGACATCGTTCAGCGGATTCATTACCGCCTGCTGTGCGATGCCCTTCTCAATGCCAACACTGATGGGCTTGTACTTCGCCACCGCGTCGAATATCTTCTGAGCTGTCTCGTCGAGTGTCCACCGTCCGTGTACAATATCCTCGACATACCACGTTCCTGAGTCATCGACAAACACAATAGCCATTGCGCTGTTGTCCCTGCGCTTGGTCTTGTTGCCCCTGTCGGACTCGAAGCCCGCCAAGTCCACC